GTGCTTGGATAGACCGTGCAAGCTGTCCTTGCATGTTAAACTTAGCAGCAGTCCTACGCTCATCCATCTTCTGCTGAACAGCTATAGAAGCTCGGTTAGCTTCCTCTTGATTAGCCTCTAGCTGACGATAGTACGCATTCTTAGCCGCAGTGGTTGCTTTAAGTTCTGCCTGATACACACGACCTTTTTCTTGATCTTGTGCAGCAGCAATCTGCATTTGTTGTTGATACTGTTGACGAGCAATAGCATTAGACCTAGCTACTGCTGCTTGTTGTTGTTGATGTTGACCAATGGATTGAGCAGCTGATCCAATAAATTGTGCAGCTGCTAGTCCAATGCTTATCGGTTCACACATAATTTCATAAATTCAATAAGAGGGACACCGTTGATAACATAATATCTAAGGAATTTAAAGCCTAAAAGTTTGAGAAGTTTGATGTGACTCTCGTTCCTCATGTCAGCATGATTCCAGAGATATTCATAAGGGAGACTCTTTAACCAGCGTCTCGCTTCTCTTACAAATGTATGGGGATATTCTTCACTAGCTTGTGTACATAGCATCCAGATACGATTATCTGGAGTTACGCCTGCCACACCGGCAGTCTTGCCGTTGGGCACTCGAAAGAACACAGAGTAAGAAGAGCGGTAATAAGACTCCAGAACTGCAGCCGTAGCACACAGTCCTGTTGTCTCTTCTACCTCTCGCTTATCTTCCCAACGCAGATTTTCACCTACTTCAAAAGCTAGTTGAGCGGTGCATGGTTTAATGAATTTACCGACGTATATGTCGTCTGTTGTCATAGCGTCCGTCCCAGCTGGCTGAGACAATAGTAGAAACAAAGGGGTCAGGAATCTTAATTGTCAAGGTGTATTTCTCATTCTTTTTATAAATGGGAACCTTAACTGATTTATAGAATCTAGAAGGGGTGGTGTTAGCACTGGTAATGTCAGGACTAATTCCTGTCTCATATTGAATGTAGGTATCAGTCTGAGGAGCTTCAAGATGAAACTCAATAGGACCAGAAATACCAAGCTCAAAGTTCATGCGATTGATCCGTAGATCACCGTCAATGTCGTATTGATTCTGACCTACTGAGTAGTAGTAAGTAGGTAGCTGGATTTCTGTAGTATACTTATAACCTACAGCAACATTAACACCTGTAACATCAATGTTATTGAAGGTAGCTTGAGTACCTGACACACTATCAGGGCTGGCTACATAACCAGCTTCACTGCCTGACAGAACAACCAGTACTAGATCATCACCATTATCCTGGATAGTATATGGTAAGGTGATTGTGCTGTTACCATCTGTCACAGACTTATCCCCTGCTTGAGGTACGAACATGTTATCCAGAGATGCCTCAAAGCGTCTTGTAACGTCCAATGGAGACCCAGACGTACCAACACCTACCTGATAGCTACGAGCTGCTGTAGTGTCAGGAATCAGCTCATAACGAAGTAGTACAGTCTCTGAGCCCTGGCGTGTTACAGTAAAGAAGTCTCCTTCAGTATAGAAACTATGCTTGAACTGACCATTGATTGTCCAGGTAAACCACGAAGACTGTGCTCGCTCTCTACCTGTGTTATAATATTTATAGAAATACAGCGAGCTGTCATCTATCTTACCATAAGTAATCAACCCATTTTGAGCAGAACTACTGACATTATCAATGTTATTAGGTATCAGCTCAGGGATTACTCTAGTCTGTTCTAAGATAACAGGAGGCGCACTCTCATCTTCAATAGCCATCTCGAACGCTTTTGTATGAGATGTGTTGTCTGTAGTAAACATGAGTGAGGTACCCATGTCTATAGGAGAAATAATAGGACTACATTCATAAGAAGACAACTTTCTTAGCTGAGCTGTAGTAGCAGAGAATTCTACAGCATCACTAAAAAGCATGAATTGGGAGTTTTCACTAAACAACACCACACCTTTTTGGAAAGGTACAGCGTGGTTTAGGAAAGCAGGTTTGACATCAGAAGCTGCAATATCAATTGGATCTGCAGCACTAACAGTAATAGCAGAGTTAACGAAAAAGTTAAAGTAATCAGCAGGTTGACTAAGAACAACATTTTCGCTAGTAATAAAGCCTAGCCTGTTATTAAAGAAAAAAATGTCATTAATAGACTGACCAACAAACGTTGGCATGGGGTTCGTTACTGCATCTCCAACTGCTCGATCCTTCCAAAAATTTTCGCTAGAACTTTGACTGACATCATCTAGTTTGGAGAAAGTGAATGTACCGTCACGGTTATTGATTAATGCGTGAGGCATTGAGTCATAATCAAACCCAGCATCAATACCAGGAGCAACAGTCTCTTCCCATACACCTGAGCCAGATGTACCAGATTCAGCTATAAACTTCACATAATAATCATCTGCTTCAGATTGATCCGTGTTAGACACTTTACAAATGTAACCATCCTTACACATAGAAGGAAGTTTACTGATGTTCTGTGCAGTAGAAGTGATGACAGAAAGGGCAGTGTCTGTAGTACCTGCACGAGTAGTGACGTTAAGGCTAGAGCTGGATTGAATAAACAATCCATTACCAATAATCTCAACAGTCAATGTGGGATAGACTGCAAGTAAAGAGTCTTTCAACCCGCCTAGGACTGCATTAACACTAATCAATCCTTCATCAGGATTTTTAGGAGTACGGTAGAATGCAGCATTAGCATCTGCATACGATTGATACTCCAGGGTATCATTGATACTAACTGTGTAGTTTCTACCAGCAATGCTGATTGTCTGTGTACCAGTAGCAGGAGCATCTAATCCACCATCTTGAAGTACTACTTCAGCAGTGTAGCGCGTATCGTATGTAGCATTTGTATCAGGACTACTCTGATAACCACTTACATAAGTAAAACCATTAACAGCTACTGCATACTTGACTCCACCCCAGCTAGAGTTAAAAAACTCTGCCTTACCGGCATACTGTACTTCTCCATCAGCGTCATCAAAGTTATCAGGACTTATGCTAAGAGACTTGACAATACGTTTAGTACTTGAAGTTATGCTAGAGGTATTAATCCCAATAACATACTCAGTATTATAAGCAATAGCATCAACGGTAACAAAAGCATAGTTACTACCAAAAGTATTTGATGTAGTTCTATCAGTAGCTATAGTCTTAGCTGGATTAGTGATTATAGTATAGTCACCAATACTTTGAACACCATAACGAGAAGGTGAGCCATCAGTTAGGTAGTTATAATTAGAAGTGGTAGATCCAAAATTAACAGTCTGCTCAGTTCCTGTTGCTAGATCCCATACACGAATACCAGAAGATTGGATCTGAACAAGATACTTCTCATCATTGTCACGAAGAATCTCAAACCACTTACCATCAGCGGTTGCGTTGGAAAGAATGCTAACAAACTCACCAGGAGCACGTTTAGATAATCCAAACGTAACGTCAGGATAGGCATTGTCACACGTCCTGACTTGACCTGGAAACTTAATAAAATCTGGTTGTTGTGAGATACCTCCCAGGAAGTTAGGGATACGTTGATTGACTGCTGCCATTATCGACTCAGGGCTTGGAAGGGTTTGTAGCTAGTGTAAGGGTTCCTAAGATCACTTGCATTGAACACATTGTAATCAGCTTGGCTGGTATCAAACTCAATAGCTACAGCCCTCAGAACGCTTTCCTCAGCCTGAAGGATCTTAATGCTAGTCTCATCATTTACCATACGCCCAGAGGCGATTCTAGCAGCCTTAGCGGTGATGTAATCACGGAATGCTTGAGGGATGTCCTCAAACTCAAAGAACCACACTACATCAACATATAACGTATCAATACCAGTGAATTTAAAACTATGGGAATAGCGATCATACAGCTTACCATCACGTCGTGTAACGTCATAGGCATCGCCATGTTTATAACGATTGATGTCTAACCTCAAAGCTGTAGGAGGAACAACAATCTCTTTATCAGAATTTAAAACAAAGGGGAACTCATACTCAGTATTATAGCCCCAGCCTTCTGCTTGGACTTCTCGGCAAACCTGCCGGAGGGTGCTCTGAGCAATAGCGACTTCAGGACTTTGCACATCAAGTGTATTGACCGGAGTTTCTCCGACACTCATTAGAATAGAGTTTACAGCATCCAGTTCGGTGGACGTTGCATAAGAAGGGGTTGCCATAAAAAAAGAGGGTCCCGAAGGACCCCCAGTATAGGAACAAAAAAATCAGAATGCAGAACCAGCGGTGCTGGTAGCGTGCAGTTCGACACAAGCAGCAGGGTTCAGGTAATCAGTACCCATGCTGAGGCGTCCCAGGATCACATCGCCCTGGTAGATCACGGACACGTCGCCCGAGGTGACCTGGACCTGAGGTCCGATGGTCTCAACAACACCAGCAGCTTCACGTTGGAAGATCAGACCGCAGGAGGTATCGAAGTCAGTGGCAGAACCATAGGGGTTGTTCTCGCCGGTAGTAGTAGCCTCAACGGAGGCACCCACGAACGAGCCGGGGTTGTCAATGGTCGAGTTGGTACCATAGTTACCCAGGAACGGGATGTTCATGGAACGGTAGATCTTAATACCAGCAATCGACATGACGCCGTTACCACTCTGCAAAGCAGTACCTTGCTCGTCACGGTTGATCAGAGCATTGGTTCCTACATTCTCAATGAGAGCGTAGTATTGGCGGGGGCTAAGGACAGCCACACGTCCGTCTTGAGACACACCCTTCTCATCCAGAACAGCAGCGGCTTCAAAGAAAGCAGCCACGATCTTGTCAGAGTCGAGAGCATCAGCAGTAGCACCAGCACCAGCACCAACTTGGATCTGCGTACCACCAGGCTCAACCTTACCGGTAGCAGACACAGGGTGGGCAGCACGGGCACCACGGACAATAGCACGGAAGATGCGGCGGTCATAGTGCTCAGCCAGAGCATAACCGATCTTACGGCTGATCTCGCCACGCAGCTCATAGTGAGCCAGGGTTTCATCGAGATCATAGACGAATGCGCTGGAGACCAGCAGGTCATCCACCACAATGGTCTTCTCAGCCACCGGGGGATCACCGGAGCCAAGGATGGGGGTACCAGGAGTATGGAACCCAGCGTCCATACGACCAGTGTAGATGAACTGGAGAGACTTACCGGACTTGAGGGTCCGCTTCATCACCAGATCACGAGCGATGGTGTTGTGTTGGAAGCCCTTAAACATCTCACCAGAGAA